ATAACGATGGTTCAGATCATGAGCTTTACTATCATTATGTAACAGATACTAATTCAACTACATCAAACAATGCAAATAGCCCACAAGTAACTGGTACATTTGTAGATGCAAACAAAATAACAATTAACAGTGCATCAACTTCTGGATTAATGCCTTTTAGAAAAGCTGGTGATCCAAACCAATGGATAGTTTTTAATACTGGTGCAAACAATCCTCAAAATGCTGGTAATGGTAAACCAACATCATGGTTTATTGGACCAGAAGCACAAAATGCTTTTACAAATTTTGTTGGAATAACAACTGAATCAGCTACAGCAAACAATACAGCTTTAGTTAAAGTAGCTGGTAGTACTGCTAGTGATTTAAGTGGTTTAACACCAGCAAAATTAGCAGTGATAGATTCAACTACAGGCAATATACTTTCTGTTAATAGTGTAGGAGCAAGCCAAAAACAAATTGGTGTTACACTGTCTGCAACAGAAATACAATTAACATAGGATATATTATGAAAATAATTACATACAAAAATGTTATAGAAAGAGTCCATGTTCCAAGAGAACCAAACCCTGATGATGCAGATGCAGTATGGGGTGAGGAAAATGATTACGACAAAGATGTAACTGGATTAGTTTTAGAAAAATTTTATGATCAAGATGTTATAGTTCAGAATGAAAATAATATTACAGTTAATGGTACATATAAAATATCTGACTTAAACATAAACAACACAGAAATTTTTACTGTTAATAATGAAGATATTCCAGAAGGGTTTATGCCGTGCAAATATTATTATAATGAAACAGATGGCTTTGTTGAGAACGATGAGTATGTAGATATGGAGAATCTAAATGACTAAAGTATTAACAAAAACTAAAGAAGATGAAGAAGAAACTTTAATTAATAATTACATTGATACTGAAGGTAACAATCAAACTGAAGAAGTTATTATTAATACAGTAAACAAAGATGTATGTACTTTTATTTTTCTTGATGAAGAGCAGTTAGATTTTCTTGAAGATAGAGTAGTAATAAGAAATGCAGACAATGAAATTGTATTAGAGTTAATGGAATTAAAACGATCTGATTATAACTACTATGAAAATGTTACAGACTTACCTTCTGATTGGAAAGGTTGTAAATATAAATACACACCTGATACTGGATGGGTATTAAATGATGACTGGGTGGATTACGAATAATGTCTGGTCTTACTCCATTAGAACAAGGCAAGTTAATTGAAGCAGTTAACAGACTGTCTGATCAGGTGGAAGATTTAAATGATAGATTGTTAATCATGGAAACCCAAGTAGCTAGAGGTAGAGGTTTACTATTTGGAATTATTTTTGCAGCTGGTGGTTTATCAGCTGGTCTTACAAATTTTTTATCAACATATTTTGGAGGTAACTAATGAAAAAATCATTAGCAGTAGTATTTGTTTGTATGTTTACTGTAGTTGGTTGTGCATCTTCACACATAAATGTGACATCACAAGTACCAACAGGCAAAAACATATCAATTAAGATAGAAACTACAGACAAAGTAGACAACTAGCTCTCTCGCTGGAATAGAAAGCGATACAGAAGGTTTTAATTATTTTGATGTTATACTATATAGAGCATATTAACTTTGATTCTCCGTGCATTTATGGGAACTTTTTTTCATGATAGCACTACTCGGATCAGCATTAGGCTTTGCTTCAAGCACAATCCCCTCAGTGTTAGGATTTTTTGAAAAGCGACAGGCTCATAAACAACAACTTGCATTGCTCGAAGCACAATCTAAACATAAAATGAATATTGCAAATGCCCAAGCTGATATAGCACAGGCAGAAAATATTTATAAACACGATCAAACGCTAGCACAAGGGTCAGCTAAATGGGTAACAACATTCTCTGCTACTTGCAGACCGGTAATTACATATCTGTTTTTGTTTTCATATCTTACTGCAAAAACAATTACTATCTGGCAAGCATACACAAGTGGTGTAGAACTACATGAAAACTTACACATAATATACTCAGATTTTGATGAAGGCATGGTGTCTTGCATTATAGCGTTCTGGTTTGGACAAAGGGCAATGGCAAAAAGATGACAAAAGAAAATTTAAATGTATCGGACAGCAGTGTAATAGCAATACCTTTAAGAAACTTAGTAAGTTTAGTCGGTGGTGCTATGATATTAGTGTATGGTTATTTTGGTATTACAGAACGATTAAATTTTTTAGAGCATGAGCTAGAGCTACAAGATAAAGATATTATTCTTAACTCTGAGTTTAGAATTAAATGGCCTAGAGGTGAGATGGGTTCGTTACCAGATGATGCTCGTCAAGATATGATGATTGATTACTTACAAGATGAAGTAAAAATTTTGAAGGAGCTGATGAATGAAAAAGAAGAAACAGATTGAGATAACCGAAGATACTCAAGTGTATGTTATTCCTACTGGAGATAGGATAAGGGTGTGTGTAGATCATGAGTCTATATGGAAACCAATGACTGTTAGTGCTTATATGAATATGATTGCTGGTTGTTTGGATGCTATACAAGAAATAAGAAGAGAAGAAAAAATTTGTAAATGTAAGGAGTAAGTATGCCTAGAAGTCCATTAACTAAAGACCAATTATATGAAGTATTAGAAGCAGACAATGAGCATCCTAATAGATATGATGCTGCAAGTTCATTAGGTTTATCTTATCAAACATATTCAGCAAGATTAAATGCTGCAAAAGAAAGATTACCTGACCTTACTAGAGAACCAGACTTTGATATACCAGACTTACCATCAGAAGAATTACCTATTGAAGAATTAATTGAGTATAAACGAAAAAGATTTCGTACAAGAAAGAAAGCTACTGATGCTCATGAATGGATAGATGTTAAAGTAAATATTGATGGACCAATAGGTATACTATGGATGGGTGATCCACATATAGATGATAACCATTGTGATTGGGAAAAACTACACTCTGATGTAGAGTTAATTAAATCTAATCCATCCATTAAAGGTGCATCTATAGGTGATGTACACAATAATTGGATAGGGCGTTTGTCTTTAAAAATGAGTCCAACACAGGAAACTACAGATGCACAAACCTATATGCTTATTGAATGGTTAATTAATAATATGGACCCACTTATATTAATCCGTGGGAATCATGATAATTGGACACCTAGTGAAAGAGATCCGATGACATGGATGCAACAGCCAAAGAATATATCTGCTGATTGGCAAGTAAGATTTAGATTAAACTTTCCTAATGGATATTGTCTTTCCGTGGACGCACGCCATGATTACCCAGGTCATTCTCAATATTCAAATCTTCACGGTCTGATGAAAGCAAGTCTTTGGAATTCTGATGCTGATCTGTATATTGCTGGTCATAAGCATAACTGGGGGATTCAGAAGGTTGAGCAAATAAATGGTAAAGTAAGTTCTTTAGTTCGACTAAGAGGTTATAAGTATCACGATCAATATGCAATAGATAAGGGGTTTCATCAACAGCAACACGGTCAGTCAATTTTGCAAGTGATTGATCCATACTCTTCAAGTGCGTCAAAACAGCTGATGTTTGAGAATGTTGAAGAAGGTCGTGACTATCTGGAGTTTCTTCAACAGAGAGGTCATTAAATATTTTTGTGTAATGTTTGATAGTATTATCGTTTAACTTTTTTACTCCACTAATAATACTTGAATGATCTTTGTTAAACATATTACCTATTTGTGTGTAACTTAATGCACCATAGTTTCTAAGCATATACCAGAGTATCCATCTAGCTTCTACTACTTGCTTATTTCTAACAGCACCACGTAACTGTTCTTCTGTTACATTGTAATCTTTACATACAATCGTAAGTAATTGTTCTAATTTTTTATTTCTGAATATCATGGGCATAGTTCTCCAATATATATTATATAAAAATTTTTTCTACTCACAAAAATATCCCCACCTTGTGCCGTTATATTACTCAGCCAAATAAGTAATAATCAAGATGGGGATACTAATACTATATGAACAACAATGTCTAATCTACCAACATACAGTATTTACTAAAGGAGTGGTAGATTAGAATGGTATATCTGAGTCGTGACCACCAGTCGCTCCACCTTGTGGTGGTTTCGCTCCTGATGTTCCTTCTGATTTAGAGTCTAACATTTTAAATGTAGAATTAAATCCTTGCAGTACAACTTCGGTAGTATATTTTTCTACACCTTCTTTGTCTGTGTATTGTCTTGTTGATAGTTTACCTTCAACAAAAACATTACTACCCTTTGTTACATACTGCTGTATGACTGGAACAAGACCTTCGTTAAATACAACTATCTTACTCCATTCTGTTTTTTCTTTTTTCTCACCAGAGTTTTTGTCTTTCCAAGTTTCAGATGTTGCTATACTAAAGGTTGCAAATCTTCCTCCGTTACTTGTTTCTTTAATCTCTGGGTCTGCTCCTAGTCTACCTATAAGCATTACTTTATTTAAACTTCCTGACATTTAGTCCTCCTTATTGTTTTGTTTAAAATCATCTGCTTCTACATCACTGTAGAAACTTGAGTACACATCAACACATTTAAGCACAACTCTATCGTGTGCTCGTTTCTCTGCCATAGCCAGAGGGTATGCGTTGTGTGTGTTCTTACTGCTGGTCTCACCAAAGGATTCTATTTGCAATCCTGTTACAGTATTCTTTGCAGTAGCTTTAATATATATATTCCCCATGATTTCTTTTGGTTCTCCATAGGTAACTATAATTTTATTGTATGCTGCAATTCTTTGAATAGCTTGGTTACTTAGTATCCATTGTCTATTCTGTTTTAATTGCCAAGCTAACTTATCGCTTGGTTCTATATCTGGGCATAATGATTTTATCTTTGCCCATGCTTGTGCTTTATCCATTGTTTTGCTCCTTTATTCTAATAGATAGTCTACCAGTTTTATCACGGCTGGCAGTAACACCGTTATGAATAACAGACTTAGCATCGTCTGGTATTAATCCTTTAAGTTTGTTTTTGTTTTCCTCGTTGCTAGTTTTGTGTTTGCTAGCAAGTTTGTTGCTTTGAATTGTATCTTCTGCAATATCTATAAACTCTCTAGCCCAATTATAATCTGCGTTCTTGTTTAGATTATATACTATACCACTAGCAGTTACAACCTTTTGTTCTATTGGTGGACCACTAAGCCATGAAAACTCTTGAGATATTTTATACCATTGTTCTCTGTCAATACCTTCTGGTTCTCCATCCATATAAAATGATTCTGGTGAGTGCCAGAATTCATATAGTCTTTCACCAACTTCTCTTACTCGTTGCATATAAGTATACAAGTAATCATCATCTCTTTGAACTATATCGTATTCATGTCTTTGATTACCAAAGATAGCTGAGAATAATATTTCTTCTGTACCAGCTACATACATATGATGTTGTAGTTGTGGATAATAAAACTCTATTTGTTTATCTAATGTTGTAAGCTGATTAGTATGTTTTAATTCTACTATACGTAAGTCATTGTTTGGCCCATAAGTAACATCTAATGTAGAAGCAATAGTATAAGGATAACCTTTATTATCTACTTCTACTACAACATGGTGTTGTGTTTTTTCTTCATTATGATCTGCACCATAACCTTCTATATTATTTTTAGATAACTTTTTGTTAAGCCAATCTGTATGGAATTGTTCTGTAGCTATACCTAATTGCACTGGAAGTTTATTAGATAGATCAACAGATACTAACTCTATTTTATTACACCATAGTTCTTCCATAAGATGATAGTCACCAGATGCTATAGCTCTGGCATCACTACTGCTTATTTTGTCTTTGTAATATTCTGCTCTGTTATCAACAACAAAGTCTTGGATATGAAATATAGTCATTGTTTACTCCTTGTTTAATTGTTCAGCAATTTTTTTATGAGCATGCTGAAGTAACTCAAACACTTGTAGTCGTGGTATATATATTTTATTAGCATGGCTAATAATATTTTGTATGCTTGGATACTGAGAGCTGCGTACCATTTTCTTTACTGCATATTGTAAAGCATCAGCTGGAAATATTTTTAATTCTTCAGAGTACACTGCATAGAAATCTTGTTTTTCTTTTTCTGTATCTGGTAACACTCTTTTGTTTACTAAGAATAATAGGTACAAACACTCAGTCATTTGTTCTAAACTGATAGGTTGTAACCTATCAATCATAAACTTAAGATCAATCTCTAAATCATCAAGAGCTTTGTTTATTTCTCTCTGGGATTTGTAAGACTTGACTTCCATTTGTCTTTTGAATTGCACTCCTGTTAGTAATTCCTTGCTCAATGGTGTTTGCAGATGTGCTATTGGATTGGTATCTGTTGTAGTAATGTCCGTCTCGTAACCAGTTAGCTGGTTGTTTGATGTATCGTTGTTCGATTTTTTGTTGTTCGACATATCGTCTGTATTCTTTGGCTCCATTTAATATCTCCTCTTCCGTTGCACCATCGGTTTTAATTGCTACAACATACTGTGTCATAGCAGGAAAGACACCCATTGCATTAGGGTATACTTCCCAGAATTTGTTAAAGCTATCTAATAGATTTAATTTTTTTAAGTCGTTAGGTTTGTAAGTTTTCATTTGTGTTCTCCAATTTAATCTCACAGTTAAGGGCCATAGCCCATGAAGTTAAATTGAAAGCACCTGGGCTTCTAATCCCACACTCCCACTTACCTACTAGCCCATCGGCATTGCCCATTATCTGGTCTAACTCAAGTTGTGATATATTCAAACTTTCTCTGCGTTGTTTGAACTGATACACTAACTCCCAATACCATGTTGGCTTGTAGTTATTAGGTGTTCTTGATGCTATCCATTCATCTTTGTCTGCCATAAATGTATAGCATAGGTGCTTTCATTTTAAAATCAAGTAGTTATGAAGAAATAAATTTTTCTATAAGACGATTTTCTATTTCTTGTAAACTATTAACAGATGAATCATCAGCTGCTTTAACAGCTTCATACATCATTTGTTTTTGTATACGATATATATAAGCATCAACTGATAATTCTTTATCACCATAACCACCGTATTTAATGGTAATAATATCATCATCACAAAGATTCTCATTAAGTTCATTAGCCCATTCTTCAATGGTTTCATCAATACCTTTTACTGAATTTAAATGATTCTTTCTTTCTTTTAATAAGATTTTTGTTTTTTCATGAACATCAATAAAGTCTTTGTGTTGTTTAACTTTATCAATTATTTGTTTATTATATAGTGTTGATACATTTTCTGTAAGGACTTCAATATCCTTTATTCTAAATTTAGCCATGTGTTATCTCCTTTATAGCTAGTTAATAAAGTTACTTCATCATGCTCTGATGTTGTAACTACTATACGCTTCATTGTCTTGCGACCATGAACGATTTGTATGGGCATAGGTTCGCCCATCAAATTTATTATGATAGTGTATGCAACAAAAAATATATTACATAAGAGTAGCTTTCAATTACTTGACATACTTCCCTCCATTCCTTTGAGAAAAGTATGCTAGATAAAAAGCTAATTACTATCTTGACATTAAACTTTATTTAATGTTGACGCATTCTACTTTATCTAATTGTTTGAATGGTTTAGGTGCTATCTGGTGCAGCACTAATAGTATTCCAATTACAAATACTATTGTTAATTTATTCATGAATGTCATATTGTTTTACCTCCAACATTTGTATTGACCACACTGTCCATAGTCACATGGCTCACCACAATCTACACAGATACCATCTGCCATTGCTTCAGCAATAGCAATTTTGCGTTCTTGTTCTTCAGCAATAGCATCTACATATGTTTGCATAAAGACATCCAACTCATTGTTGTTATCTTTTTCATCTGGTGTTGTTAAATATAAGTTAGTCATGTTGTTATCTCCCTTCATTAGTTGTTAAATTGGTTGCCTAAGTTTTAGATCGCTGTCCGTGTGGCCTTTCTAACTATTCATGTTACCTCTCAATACTAATGTAACAATAGTGCAGTCTAACGGTACGTGGGTATAATTTTTCCAGCACTTATTATACCGCCACTTAGCTCTAAAACTTAGGGCTTGTATTATAGATTATAGGTATCTCGTATTGACCATTATGCTTTTCCCCTCTCCTCTGCAGAGCTTGAAGGTGCGGTGCATTATCCATCCCACCTAGTCTATAAATTCTTTTAATTCTGGTTCTGTTATATTATGTTTGAACACAGCAGTGAATGTAATGTTATCCAATTCTTTTCTCCAGAATTTTTTTTCTTCTGGATATTTAGCAACCCTTACTTGCTTCACTGCTTCTTTAAATCTAAAGATTAGTTCTGGTCTTGTAAGTTCATTACTACTGTGTGTCATGTATGTTTCTCTCCTTCTGTTGTAATCATAAACACTCGTTGATTGTAACCACTTGTACCTTTGCGTACTAATGGTTTGATGTCTGCTAGTTTTGTTGGTTCATCTACACTATTCCAATCTTTTAATACTATAGCATATCCTTTTTTAACTAGCTGACTTAATCTGGAAGATACAGATACTTCTTTAGCATTAATATCTTCTGCTATGTGTGAGAATGTACTACCATTTACTCCACATGATTTTAATGAACGAAGTATTTTAGTATCTAATGATGCTTTGATAATATTCTTAGATGTTTCAGGATCATTTTTTCTAAATGGTGTCTTAATAAATTCTACTACATTATTCATCTAAACCTCCATATGCTTTGTGATAGCTATCATCTATAAGATTATCGATAGCTTGTTTAATAGTCATAGTAATCATAAACTTTCTTTGTTCTTCTGTAAGCTCTGGGTTTTTAAAGCACATTACTTGGTCAGTAATAAACTTTATATAAGACTCATCGCCTTCATCAAACTTTAACTCAGTATCAGGGTATGTTTTCTTAATACCTTTTATGATTTGATTACGTACATTAGTGCGAAATGCACTATCTACATCTGGTATTTCTTTAGTCATGTTTATCTCCTTTAATAATTAATAACATAATCCACATTAATTCACAAGTTTATTAGGTTTCTTGTTCTCTAATATCCATTGTGCTGCACTGCTAGCTTGGGCAATACACTTAATAAGATACTGATTATCTTCTTTAATCTTTTTATTCCAAGAAGATATGTATCTTAAGTGATTAGGTTGTGGTTTAACAATAACTCCTAGCTCTGTGCATACCATAATAGAACACATCTCAGCTACAAGTTCTTCTCTAGCATAGCTATCTGGGTCTTGATTGTAACCTTTTAAGTCACGGTTACATCTGGTTTCATGGCCTGTTGCATGACCAGCTTCATGAAATATAACAGATAGATATTCTTGAGTAGCATCTGATTCATTACCTATACCTTCAAACCTCCATTGTTCTGGTATTACTATTGAATCAGTAGTTGGTACATAATAAGCAGAGTTGCCTTGATGTTTAATATCAATGCCTTGTTTTTTCATAAACTTATTAATAAGTATTTCACAATCTTTATTCATGTTAACTTCGTTAACTTTAGGTTCATTGTTTAATACAATATAATCAGAGTCATTCCACTCTGGTATCTTAGGATGTACTGGTTTTACATCACTACCATTCCATGCTGGAACAGTTACCCAACGATATATAATTAATTTACCATTGTCACCTTCCTTCATTTTAGGTGTTATGATACCAACTGGACTTGGACCAGATGGTGCATAACCTAACTTACGCCAGGTGTTATATGATCCATAAAATTTAGATTGATAACCCATCATGTCTGATACAATAGACATTAACATTTGATTAACACCTCTGTATCTTGATGGCTTATTAGTGCTAGACTCTAGGTCTAGCTCACTAACTTTATATTGTTCATCAAAGCTAACTTGCCAAGTTTTTTGCCAGTCACCACCAGTCTTATTAGCTTCATCTAATATTGATAAAAATTTTGAGTTAAATTTTTCTGTGTTAAACTCATACACTTTTTGTGTCTTTGACATATTGTTCTCCAAAAAAAAATTGATGAGAGGAAGATTTAATCTGGGGAAACTACTACTTCCTCTCATCTGGTCGTACTGATCCCATGTTATGGTTACACCATGCGATGGTTTACTCAGATTTACGACCATAAAAAAACCCTACGGTCAAAGACCGTAGGGTCTGAAACTATAGTTAAGCTATAGTTTCTGAATGTTGAACATCAACATTTGGATTATCACAACCATTAAGAACAGTCTTGGTATGTGAATCAATGTCTGATGATAAATCACTAGACATCTCATTGTCACCAAAAGGCGTGCGAATTGGTGTATCGTCAATGCTTATCTTGTTAAGCTGTGACTTAGTAAGAGGTTTATACTCTCTTACTTTCGCCTTTTGTATATTGTTTTTACGCTGATTGTTGCGTAAACTATTAACAATAGAACTGTATGTCTGACGTGATTCTGCTGGTTTCTGTGTAAAGAAACCTAATGCTTCGTCATATAACGGTATTTCAGCAATCATTATAGACAATGCTTGTTGAACACCTTTAAGGTTATCATCAGCTCTTTGAAGATTAATATCAGTGCAATCTTCTTCTAATAATGATTGCTTGAAATCTAAAGCTCTTACTTCTGAACGCTTTAGGTCTTGTATATTAAAGTAATGACCACGAATCATAGAAGTAATAAGTCTTGTAGCTACTGAATTGCTATAAGCAATTTTATCACTACCAGAAATATAATATCCATTATATTTCCCTTCTTTGTTGATGTCGTTGTCAGTTACAATCAGGTTTAAAGTGTCCTGAATCACTTTATTTTGACTCTTTGTCATAGTTATACTCCATATAAATGGTTATGCCAAAATCGGCAAGGAGTCGTGTTACATCATGATTCGATGGTAACCAAACAAACCGACTTGCCTTCTTGCAAGTTGGTTTCCTTTGGCTTGTTTGGTGCTAATGCTCGGTTTGCAACGCAAACCATACGCATTTGCCCAACGAATCTTGATGTATAAGCAGCGTCCGATTTTGGCAGAACGAATACATATGGACTATGACAAAGCAGTCAAAATGATTCAGGGCCTGCCTGATGGAACTGCCACAACGACAATCAACAAAGAAAAGCGTGTCTAACACGCTATCATTGTATCTAATACTCAAGTCATCTCCCTTACAAACTATATGCACATTACTATATGGTCTATAAATAGCAATAAGCCGTGTTGTTCGGCATAGCCGAACTGCCCGCACCCAGACATATTGCTATTTCTATCCTCATATAGTCGAGACATGTGCATATTAACAAGGGAGATTACATATGAGTATTCAAGAAAACAATGATTATTATGTTAAACAAGCTAATCTAATCGCTACTATGTTTACAGCCGGTATCATAGATAATGAAGAGTATCTTCAATATATGGCACAAATCAATGATAATTGTTATAGCGATAGAGATTAGCATGCAATAAATCACAGATATATTCTTTGCCATGTGGGTAACCCTCTTGACATGATTCGAATCATAGCTGTATAATCGGCAGAGCGAACAGTCGTAGAGGTCACTTACATGGCAAATGATGTCACCACATTAACGGATATGCAGACGCAATTCGTGGATAACTATTTAACCAACGGAGGTAACGGCAAGAGAGCTTGTATCGACGCTGGTTATAGTGATAAGAATGCATCAGTGCAAGCCAGTAAGTTATTGAAATTACCACATATTCAACAAGCTCTCATGAAAGGAACTGCTGAACATATTGGGATTGCGTCTGCGAAAGCAATGCAGAAGATGGTTAACCTTTCTGGCTCAGCTAAGTCAGAGTATGTTCAGCTTGAAGCATCTAAGGATATACTCGACAGAGCTGGATTCAAACCTCCAGAAAGGACACAGCATCTTCTGGACGGTGACATCAAAATATCTATTGATTTATCATAACACTACCCCACCCCAAAACTTCGGAACAATTACTGTGTTACTTGTCCCCTTCAAACATTATTCTTAAAAAAAGTACTTCATTAAATTTTTTTGTGCGTTAGGGTTCGTTACTGGTCGTGTAGTATAGGGATCATGTCTAAAGATAATATAATCGAATTTAAGGTAAACGATGGTAGTAGGACTAAAGATACTGTACTGGATTATCTCGAAGATAATAGGGATAGTATTGTATCCATTACATCTATTGTGGAATTTGATGACGGCAAGGTGGGTATATACGCTGATGATAAAGATATTTATACCTGGCTATT